AAACGTGCAGAGACAGAAGCGAACGCAAAACGCAACGAAATAGAACGTCAAATTTTAAAATTGATTACTGTAAAAGAAGAAGGGCGCAGCGTGACAATGTTGACCAACACAACGCGCTGTATTGCAACGAGTAAGTTAAATTACAAAGCAGACTTGAAGTTGCTGCAACAATTGACTCAAAGTTGGCCTGAGTCCGAACGTCCTATAAAAACAAAGGTTGAAGCGAATGAGCCTCGATTAAAGCAGATCAGGCATGAACGTCCTGACCTGTGGAAAAAACTGGCACAAGCTATAACGCTGAAGCCATACAAAACCCACATCACATTGGAGAAAGTCGATGGCGTTTGATCTAAACAGCATCAAAAAAAATACAAGTATATCCTCGCCACGGCTTATGATTTATGGCGTGGAAGGCATTGGCAAAAGCACTTTTGCCGCTGGCGCACCAGCGCCTATTTTTATTCCTACAGAAGATGGATTGGGAAGTTTAGAAGTAGATCACTTTCCTTTGGCGAAAAGCACGACTGACGTATTAGAAGCCATCGGCTCACTGTACGAGCAGAAGCATAAATTTAAGACAGTCGTAATAGACAGTTTGGATTGGCTTGAGAATTTCTTATGGACTGAAGTGGAAAATAGCCATGACGCAAAAGACCTGGCTTATGGCAAAGGCGCTATTATTGCCGCCGAGCAGTGGCGTCAAATTCTACATGGTTTAAACGCGCTGCGTAATGACAAGGGTATGATTGTGATCCTACTCGCGCATTGCACAATCAAACGCTTTGATAGTCCAGAAACAGAACCATACGACCGTTACCAGCCAAAATTGCAGGACAGGTCTAATTCGCTAATTCGAGAATGGGCTGATGCGGTCATGTTTGCCAATTACAAGACAGTCGTAACAAAAGAGGAGGTTGGATTTAACAAAACAATAGCGCGAGGCATTGGAACGGGCGAACGCTTACTTCATTGCAATGAGCGCCCCGCCTATATGGCTAAGAATAGATACAGCTTACCAGACAAGATTCCGCTCACCTGGGAAGCCTTTGAAAACGCAATCACCACCACAAAATAAAGGAAACGTGCAATGCCTACATTTTCGTATGAAGTTGGCGAAGAAGTACAAACGAAGCGGTCTTTTGATGCGCTGCCGAAGGGCAAATACCGCGCTATCATAAACAATACCGCTATCAAGCCTACCAAGGCCGGTACTGGCGAGTATTTGGCTGTGACATTTCAGATTATTGAAGGAGATCACAGTGGCCGCAGGATTTGGCAAAATCTTAATCTCAGCAATCCAAACAAGACGGCTGAAGATATTGCGCGACAGGAACTAAACGCCATTTGCGCGGCGGTTGGAATTGCGTCTGGAACTCGATTACAGCAGACGGAAGAACTGCATGACATTCCGCTGGTGATCGACGTTGGATTGGATAGTAAAGACGAAACGCGCAATCGCATTTATGGTTACGAACCCGATGGTGCTGTCGCTGCGCCAAAAGCTAAAGCTGCCGCAGCGTCTAGTGGCAAGAAACCCTGGGAGAAGTAACCATGGCCTACTTGCCCCAGTCCCAACACGGAACCGCCCAAGCCATCGCAGACTGGTATGCGGCAAAAAAAGAGGACTATAGACCCCACCTTGGGGCAAGTGTTATCGGCCATAACTGTGACAGGCACGTTTGGCTTACCTTTCGGTGGGCCAAACTGCCTGATTTTCAATGGCGTATTAAACGCTTGTTTGATACCGGCAAGCGCGAGGAATCGCGGGTGCTTGCAGAGTTGAAGGCGATTGGCGTTGAAGTTCATTCCGATGATAACGGCAAGCAGATCGAGTGCCGCGACGAGTCAGGCCATTTTGGCGGAAGCGTTGACGGCATTGGAATCGGTTTTAAGGAAAGCCCTAAAACCTGGGCTGTCTTAGAAGTAAAGACACACAACACTAAGTCTTTTGCCGATCTTGAAAAGAAAGGCGTTGAAGAAAGCAAGCCGCGCCATTGGGCGCAAATGCAAGTCTATATGGCCCTGATGAAGCTGGACCGCGCTTATTACTTTGCCGTTTGCAAGGATACGGATGATATTTATGGCGAATGGGTACACTTCAATAAAGCGGCCTATGCAAAGATATATGAACGCGCCAATCGCATTATCAGCGCAGCGCAGCCACCAGAACGCATTAGCGCAGACCCGGCTTATTGGGAATGTAAGATGTGCGACTTTTACAAGTTATGTCACCAAGACAAATTGGCGGCTGTAAATTGTCGCACTTGTGTACATGCTACGCCGCAGTCAGAAGGTAAATGGCATTGTGAGTATCATAAAATGACAATTACTGAGAAAAAGCAAAATGCCGGTTGTCAGTACCATATGTTTATTCCCGCGCTGGTGCCGTTTGCCGACGCTGTAGATGCAGCAGAAGGATATGTTGAATACCAGCATAAGGTAACTGGAAAGACGTTTAAGAACGGCGAAGGTCATTATCAATCAAAAGAACTTGAAATGTTGCCTTCAGACATTGTGACAAAAGGCATTGTGCATGAAATAAAGACTAAAATTCCAAAATCTAAAATTAAAAAGGTAACTCCTGCTGCTGAAGATAAGCCTTTTTATGATGATCCAATACCATTTTAAGGTGATACATGGGCGGTAAAATGTCGCGCAACAAAGGCGCTGGAGCAGAACGCGAACTAAGCGCGTTATTGTCTAAGGCTCTTGGCATAGAGATTAAACGCAAGCTAGGTCAAGCAAGAGACAGCGGCGACGATATTCAGATTGGCAAATATCGTATTGAAGTAAAGCGCCGTGAGACATTAGCCATTATGCAGTGGTGTAAACAGGTTGAAGCCTGTTGTCAGGATGAAGATGTTCCTGTGGTCGCGTTTAGGCAAAATGGACAAGATTGGCGCGTAGTTATGCGTTTAAACGACATATTGCCATTGTTGAAAAACACTATTTCCCTGGAGCCTTTTGTGAGTTCCGTGTCCCAAACCACCACAGAACGCAAGTCGTCGTCAGATACAGAATAGTGCTGACGATCAAGTCGTGGACGCGAATGGCGTCTGCCGTGGCAAACGCCACGCCAGCCATGATGGTTCTAGCCTCGACGTAGATCATGGTCGTAATGACGCATAGGTAAATTGTAAGTCCGGGTCGCACAATACCGCGCAAGAAGTCCAGCAGCACCAGAAAGAAGCCGGTCACAGGTCCGATTTTAACCTTTGCGCTGTATTGCTTTGGTTCGCTGTTGAACGATGCCGAGAATGAGGCTTCAGCCGCCACATTCTCTTTAGCCGTAGCTTCAATAGTCGCCACCTGAGTCCTAGCCGCCCACTCTTGAGCCAGCATTTCTCCGTCAATCCGGCGCATATTAACTTCGTGGTCAAATTCCATTTTCTTCATTTCGATTTCCTGCTTAACTTTTAGGAAGTCGAAAAATCGTTGAAACGCCACTCCAAGCAAGCCGGTTAGACCGCCGCTAAATATTGAACCTAGAAGTGCTAACATGAGACAATCTCCAGTTGAAATGCTTGGCGTTTCATGGCCGTTTCTAAGCGCCGTACAGCAACGGCAGATAGAAGTGTAGCCTTTTGACCGTCCATTGCGCCAAGGCGTTCACCGAGCGTTATACAGCCGTAAAGTTGGCATTTAAGGCCACATGACCTATCGCCCATGAAATTCGCCGAATGTATGCGGATACCAGAACGATTTGGAACATTATCGACAAGGTACATAGGCCGCTTAAACGCTGGAGAGTAAGTCCAGCGGCAAGTGTATATACCGGTAGGTATGCAGGAGATATTTGAAGCGTTATTACGATCCGGCAATTCGCCAGTGAACAGCGTCGTATCGCCAAAGGTTATGCGACCAAACGTGCCTTGGTCGCTGGTTTCTAGGCGTTCCAGAACAGCGTTCATTTTTTGAACAGAGCAAACAAAGCCGGATATTTTTTGCGCACAGTATCAATAAAGAAATGCACAGCAATGTACGCAAGGCAAATGTTCAGAGCGGTTTCGCCAACAACACCAATGTTAGCATAAGACATTGGAAAATCTTGTCCAAAAAAACCGCCTAAAATAATAGTAATAGCCGTGAGCAAACAAGATAGACCGGCGTACCATAACGGCGTTTTATGCCAGATAGGCAATTTGTCGTTATACACAGCAATATAAAGTGCGCCTATAAAAATAAGTATATGGCAAACAAAATTTATTGTGAGCGCAAGACTAATCATTTTTTCCTCGTAGGTTCTTTTCCTTTGACTTGATTAACCATATCAACAATGTCTGAGTCAGAGTTCTTGTCAAAAAACCGCGCAATTGCCCCAAGAACCGAGTAAGCCACAAAACCAATCACCGCGCCTGACATAATTTGTAACTCCCAATTTTGCGGTGCATTTGTTATTTGGAGAATTGGGTCAGCAAAAATAATTGCGGAACCTGTAGAAACAGCGCCCCGTGTAAACGATTCGTTAATTGTCTTTGGCTTAATAAATGTCATTAGCATAAATCCACCAAACAAACCGCCAATGGCGCTGGCAATCTTAGTGGTAACGTATGTTGGCAGATCGGCCATGAGTTAAGCTCCTTAGACTTCAACCCAATTTTGGGTTTGCTCATCCCAATTATAAATTTTGTCATCATTAGGATGCGGCACAGGCGCGTCCCATTGGGCCGTATTCGGGTTCAGCACCCAAGACGGATACGGCTGTGGCGGCACAAAAGCGTCGATGTCGGATTGGTAATTAAAACCAACGCCAGCGTAATTCTTGCGAATGTTGCCGTTGTAGCTTGTTTGTTTCCACGTTCCGCCTAAAAGACGTTCGCAAAAGGCCACGCCAATGCTTTCTTTTTCAACACCGTTTGCGTCTGCGGTGTCTTTATTAGCAACAACGATAACGCGCTGAACAATGTTGTTTTGATCTAATTCTGCAAAGTGAGCCATATTTTCCTCTTACAATCCTAATCCAGTAAGGTTGTCGTAGAAGCCATTGCCTTTTCAATGTCGAGCTCTCTCTGTTCAGCTTCTTCAACTTGTTCTGGCAACCAGATCGTATTTATGCTGTCCTCAAACGCTTTGATCTTATCAATCGTTTCCATTACTTCTTCATGGCTTGGCTTAGAGCGCGGATCATCCCATCGCGTAAACCCAACGCCGCCTGTCCATTCCCATTTCGCACCCGGTCGCAGCATTTCAACTGCCGTGTTGATGCCAAGCATCATGTATGTTTTTGATGCAGTCATTAGTTTACTAAAAAGTCGTGTAAGAAATTATTACAATACCAGAGCCACCGTTTCCGCCATTATGGACTTCTTGCCCACCGCCTCCACCGCCACCGCCGGTATTGACTGTAGCACTGCTTCCTGATCCGGCATCGCCGCCATCGCCGCCTCCACCTGTTCCGCCAGCTCCTGCTGTACCACTGAAATAAAGTCCCCCGCCGCCTCCACCGCCATACGTTGTAGATGTGCCTGAAATTGTAGATGCAGTACCGTTGCCACCATCGCCTCCAACAGAACCAGTTCCGTTAGAACCAACAGCACCTGCGCCACCCCCGCCGCCTGACCCATAGAGAGGCCCAGATCCCGATGATGAACCTCCGTCGTTGCCCTGTGAAGGAGATACACTTGGTGTATTGCCTGAACCACCAGAAGCACCTGCATAAGACGCGCCACCACCGCTACCCCCGTCAGCACCTGGTCTTGCGCCCGAGCCACCATCATCTGACCCTCCACCGCCACCTCCTGTAGAAGTGATTGTAGAAAATACAGAATTATTACCGTTTGAACCTCTAGAAAAGCGAGAAGTTGAACCACTTCCACCAGCGCCAACTGTTATTGTATAACTTGTACTAGGAGTAACAGAAAATCCAGTGCCAGTTCTAAAGCCACCTGCGCCCCCGCCGCCGCCAGCACTACCACCACCAGCACCGCCAGCGACGACGAGATAATCAACACTCGTAACACCTGCTGGCGCGGTCCAAGTGCCGCTGGCAAGAAATTCTTCAACGGTTGTTGTGCCGGTTTGGGGTAACGTAAAAAGCCCATATGCCAAGGCCGACATTGCACCGCGAGTAATAACTGTAGGCATAATTAAGCTGCCCTAAGCAAATTGAGTTTGTGAAGCCAAAACCGTAAATGTCGCGCTGCCTGTTTTGATAATTGTGTAAGTGTAAATATCAATCCCGCTGGCGTTGCCAGACGTCCAGGCTGTGCCGCCTTGATACTTTGGCGTAACGCTGCTGCCGTCAACCTGCACCGCGCTATTGTAGTAAGGCGTTGCTCCTTGAGTTACCAAGAATGTGACAGTCATTGCATCGCCAGTTGCCATAGCTGTATCAAGCGATGTACCAGACGAAGCGCGGAAATTTACAGTCCAGTTTGCAGAGGCGTTACTTGTGTAATACAGAACGCTTTGGGTCGTAACATCGTAGTTGATTGTGCCAGTAGCCGCTGTAGCTGAAATTGTTGCTGGCTCGACTACGTTTGTAAACGCAGCAGCTAGAACGCTGGTTGACCCTGTAAACGTCTGTTTGGCCGTAAATGATTGAGCAATGCCCAACCCGGCAACAGTCGCACTAGACGATGGGAACGTCATAGTAGTTGAATCTGTACCGGCCAAAGTAAGCGAATTGTTGGCCGTCAGAGTCTTTCCATCAGCGATAGTCAGCGTTGCCGATGTAGCAGGAGCCGTAATAGCAACCTTGTTTACACTGGTTGCAGAAGCCACCCCAAGCGTAGGCGTTGTAAGTGTGGGAGATGTGGCTCTAACTACGTTGCCAGTACCTGTGTTTGCGGTCCATGTTGGCGAAGTACCGTTTGACGTAAGAACATAATTATTTGTCCCAATCGCCAATTTTGATAAAGCTGTGCCAGAAGCATAATAAACAAGATCACCAGCACTATAAGTTGTAACACCAGTACCGCCGTTTGATGTAATAAGCGTTCCAGCAAGCGTAATTGTTCCGCTTGTCGTAACGGGACCGCCGCTTGTGGTAAGGCCAGTCGTGCCTCCAGAAACATCAACGCTTGTTACAGTCCCGCTACCACCCGTTGCTGCAATCGTAATAGTGCCGCTGCCATTAGTGATGGAGATACCAGAACCAGCCGTAAGCGTAGCTTTAGCAAGCGTGTTGCCTGTGCTGTTGCCAATCAGAAGTTGACCGTCAGTATAAGAAGTCTGACCTGTACCGCCATTTGCAACAGACAATGTCACTCGCC